TAGGAACTATTCTTTCCGTTTCGTAGGGTATTCCGTGTTTGCGTAAAACGACTTCCATTGCGTTGTGATATACACGCTCACTATAACCGGGGCCAAGTATCTTGTATACAAAGTCGACATATTCGCGTATCATTTACATATCTTCGTGTATTGTTTCTAAACCCCTTTTTTTACTCTTTTTCTCCTTTTTATTTTCATTTTCATTTTCATTTTCATAATCTCTTATAAGATCTGTATATTGATTATTATATTCTATAAGAGTTTTAGACATTTTCATCATAATTTTTTTCATTTTTTTAAAATGTCCTTTTTCCATTGATAAAAATATATTTTTTTGATACTTTTGGGAAATATCTTCTATGGCATCCATGATTTCGTTAGAAAAGTGTATACCCTCCTGTATATATTTTTTAACACTTTCCTTCATATTATAATATGATACTACTATTTTTAAATAAAAAAATCAAAAAAAATTATTTTTAAAAATAATGAACATTCTCCTTGAGGGACTTTGTATAAAATAAAAAAAAGTTTTTTTCTGAAAATATATAAAATGTGGATGCTTTTATGTAGACCCATTATCATACCAACAAATGTTCCCGAACAAACCATGATTAGTACCGATAAGTGTCGAATCGTAATCGTGTCGCCTACGAATGATCCAAGTAGATATGTTGTTGACATGCCAGATGAAACACCCGAAATTCTTATAAAACCAGATAAGGATTAAAAAGTAAATATATACAAATGCCGTCAACACCTTTTGTGAACAGTAGTATTCGTTCAACTATACCTAATCCATGTGAAGGTCTTCATCAAATACTCATTAAGGTTATATACGAAAACGAACGTGGTCGAGGTCCGGTACAAAGTATAGAGGCGTACGCGTCTCCTATATTTTCTTTTAATTACAACGCAACGTACCTTAACCGTAACGATACATTACCAACACCAGAGGATGGTACTATTCGACCAATATCCATGTTTAACTATAACACAGGTGGTTGGAACTCAAATGAACGTGTTCACATTGATAAGGATCATATTTTTAGAAACGATACTGTATGGTCACCAACAGTATATTACCCACGATTAAGAGATTTTTTAATGCATATACGTGAAATATATAATTACGACGGGGAAATAACGGGAACAGATTGGTTATGTCGACCACCACTTAACCCTGAACCCGTATATGATAGAGAAATAACACTACGACGTGTTTCGAGAACCGTCATGGAACTTATCGATAAAAATTCGGCAAATATACCGGAAGGTGATTATTTACAACTATGCGACGAACTTAAAAGGATAAGGGATTTATAATATAGTGTAATGTCCGCTCTTAATACTCTTAAGAAATATCTAAAAGATAGAGGACAGGAAATAAACAATGAGTGGTATGTAAAAATTGAAACTAGAAAATCGGGTAAATCTGCAGGTACGACTGATAATTATTACTTTTCACCGGAAGGTAAACGGTTTCGATCTATGATCGAAGTATATAGATTTTTAACTACGGGTGACAAGTTTGAACGCGATGAGAAGACAAAGTGTTTGAAAATTGATAAAGAAAATACCGATGAAATAATGGATGATTTATGTGAACTTGTAAATGATATGTACATAAATGATAACATTAAAAACTTACACGATACGGAATCGGGTATGTTTAAAAAAGTAAAAAAAGATTGTTCTAATTTTATTGATGGTAAATTACAAAAAACTAGAATACAAATTCTAAGTAAAAAATATAGAGTTACCTTTCCAAAAGATACACCCGAAGAGAATATGGCACACTACTCAAAAGCCAATGCAGCTAATTTGGTAAAAACGTTTTTTAGAACTACACCTACGTGTTTAGGATGTGGTGCAAAAAAATGTATTTTAACACACGCACATACGATCAAATCTAGACCAGAAATTTTAAAAATGGCTATATCAAATTCACGTACAGATGACGGGTACCATTCCGATACAATTCTCAGAAATTTTATAGAATTGCATAAACAGTACCCCGTTGCAACACTTTGTTGGACGTGTCATCACATTCTTGGTTAAGTACATATTCGATATACTCTTTGAAAAACATTTGGTTTGTTCTATTAAAGAAAAGAAACATAACTTAGGTATAATGACTACCTATAACCAAGCCCAGTGTAATTTCAAGTTTAAGATTGCCGCGATAGAAAAAGTTGTCGACGGTGATACCGTGGACGTACTCATTGATTTGGGATTTGACGTCATGACGCGCCAACGCGTACGACTTCTCGGTATCGATACCCCAGAATCGCGAACGTCGGATCAAGTCGAAAAGGTCTACGGTAAACTCGCGAAGAAAAACCTCGCGGAATGGTGCATGAAAGCGGTTGCATCTGAAAAGGACGATATTGAGATCGAATTAAGATGCCCGGAAATGGATAGTCGTGGTAAGTTCGGACGCGTTCTCGGTGAAATCTGGGTTTCGGAAGACGGGAACTGGACGAATGTGAACAGGTGGATGTGTGAAAACGGACACGCCGTTCCTTACCACGGTCAAAACAAGGACGACGTTCAGGCACAACATATGGCAAACAGAAAAATGTTAGCCGAAAAAGGTATTATTACCGAACACGTTTAAATTTACTAAATAAACTTTTTTTACCTTGAGATTTTCGAAGATTTATACCGTTACCACACCCTCTACCTAAAAAACGGAGTTGTTGTTTTCGAAATTCTTTATTAACATTTTCTTTGATTTCATTCATTGTTTTTTTACCCAACTGATTTACAAACTGCATTTTATTGAGACCATCGCATATTTTGTTTTTCGTATTTATATAATTTATTAAATTTTTTCGATTTTTAGCTGTATTGTTATTTACCATTTATTTAATACAATATTTATTTATCTTTTAAATGTTGTGGACCTGTATATGTATACTTATGTACCCATAAGTTGCATATCCATTTTTCACCAGATTGAACTGGTGCACCCCCATGTATAGCTTGTTTTGTCATACATTCATAGTTATTTAAAGTATTAAAAAACAAAGCATCCCCCTTTTTTAAACGGTATGATTTTTTTATAATTGGAAATACAGTTTCACCACCTTCATACTCGTCATTCAAGGCAATTATGAATGTATACATACGTCTATTCTTTTCATTTGGAAACGCGTCTTGGTGTGGTCTGTAGAAACCCCCTGGTTTATATCTAAGAACCTGTAAATCTTCAAAGTTTTCTAAAGGTCTGTCTGTCATAGACTGACATTTACGCACGAGTTTATCAACAACTGGATCTTTTGAAGGTAATAACCATGCAGTTTCACTTTTACGTTCTGAAGTATCTAATTTAAAATTACCTACAGTCGACGGTTTTAACTTAGACTCTGCAATTTTCATAATATGTTCACATTCATCATCTGTTAATACATTTTTCAATACCCTAGGTTTTTCGTATATAGGTATGAAAAACCATATAATGAGTAAAAGTGCAATTACAAAAAGTACCCTGTTCATTATTAGTATACATCAAGAAGATTTTTTTTCAATAAATATTGAGGTGGACATAACAATAAATTTACTAGTATATCCGTATACCTTCCAAATATAGTATCGTAATGAATAATAAATGCAATAAACCAACAGTAAAGAGAAACAATATAGTGTAATTTACGCATACTAGATGTACTTTTAATTACACTTATAAGGAGATTTATATCCATATATTTTTTATCGTGAACACTTGATTTATAAACAATAACCATGGATAAAAAATTAAATATAAATTCCATATAATCTAAGTACCCCTTTAATAAATATCCTAAAAATAACAAGTCCACGTGTTTCGATATATAAACGAGTTTATATGTAAATTCATTTTTATGTAAATGATAAAACATACTCGTTACACTACCAAAATTATTTAGAATCATTAATGGAAAAAGTGATGTAATTGCAGAAACAATTTCTATTTTCATTTATGATACGACGCGTCTATTCTTAAAGTGCTCGTAAAAATATATAATATGGTACAGAACAATTATACCTATTTCGTATATTCATTATCACTTTATTTGAATAGTCCGCTAAACCGTGAACGGTATGCATAACATTTTTTGTTTTAGTAGTATCTAACATCCATTGTCGAAGTAAATCGCCGCACGTATCAGAAAACATTTCATAAATATTGCGTATATCGGTAATTTTACATTTATGTTTATCGCGTTTCTGAAGTTCCTTTTTAAAATCTTCGTCAGTTATTTCATTCGTTAAATAGTCTACACGTAAATATAAATTATCATCGTCATGAATATCACCGTATTTATATATAAGATCTCTATCTATAATAGACAGTTTTACACTTAAATTAAGTATGTTTTCATTTGCACCATTACTTGAAAGTTCTTCATACGTTGGTTTTCCACCACATGGAATGTCACCGTGTTCCCTTGACCTCTTTTTAAATTCAAAATAGTGTGGATTATGTACACGCCCAGTTTCAATGCGCCCGGAACGCCAATCGAATGCTGTATGACAATCTGTACACCACATTTGTGCACAACCATCTATTTTGTATATCATTGTACCACATTTTGGACACGGTTTCGTATCCTTGTTAATGAGTTTCATCGTTTTTACGAGTTTTTCGTCACAAACATGACCATCTACAATTTCTTCCCCACATTTATCACAAAAAGTTTTAGAACATAGACCACAAACCCATTCCATGTCTAAAAATCCTCTACAGCTTTCGGATGGACACTTGCGTGTAAATCGTTCTAGATTAGTCTCGGTAATGTTTACTTCAAGGGTATTTACTTCGCGTACGATATTCTGTATATCATGTCTTATTTTTGCCATCGATTCATCGTATTGTTCAGTTGAATGTGATTTTATTTCAGCTTCGTTTCTCATGGACCGTATCATATAAAACGAATCTAAAAGTGAATAGTAGTCTTGTCTAAGTTTTTCCATTTTTATTTTGTATTCGGCATGTGGCTGTGTTTCGGGCATACGTGCCATTTCGCGTTCGTATAAAACTTGTTCGCGATGTTTTTTATATTCTACGTTACGGAATCGTTTTGTACAAAACGAATCAACAAATTCTCTAGAAAATTCATTTTTACATTTCATACAATGTGGATCTTCTATAATTGACAATAAATACGTTTGATTACACGTCTTGCATGATTCATAGTTACAAAAGGGACATGTCACTTTTTTGTGATTTGTTTTATTATACGTATCACAACAAACTGTACATTTATCCATACCTAATATAAATACACTTTTTTTCTTTAATTATTTTATATCTT